CGTCGGCAAGGTCAACACCGCTATCGTCACCGACGACGCCGAAGTTGCCGAAGCCTTGGCCCAATGCGGAACCGGCATCGCCCGCAAGATCGCAGAACGCAAGGGTGTTCGCTTCACAACGTCCTATGCGACCCGCGCCGAAGCCGAAGCCGCCGTTGCGTCTGTCGCGTAAAGAACAACCCGGCGCGGCTTCGGTCGCGCCAACCAACCCCGAAGGGAAAGAACATGCCGAACACCAAAAACAATATCAACAAGAACCTTGACGTGTTGACAATGCGCCGCGAAACCATTGACCGGATCAAGGAACAATTGAGCGAAATTCACCGCCGCACAATGCACCTTGATACCATCATGTTGCAAGAGGTTGGCGCAACCGCCGCAATGCTTGCCGCGTTGAACACGTCACGCGAACACCTGTCGGTTCTGTCAACGCATGTCGCGAACGAAAGTCAATTGTTGACCGACCTTTTCCAAGACTTGAAATGAACAACCCGCCGCCCAATTTTTGACACAATTGGGCGGCATATCTCAACCAACGAAACGCCAACCCGAAAGGTTTACCCCATGTCTGGAAATGTTCAAGGAATTATCATCGTGACGCTTTTCGCCGTCCTATTCGGTCAAGGCATGTTCGCCGTTGCCGCCGATCAGATCAGCGGTTTTGCGGATAACACCGGGTCGCTGATCGCGGCGCAACGCCCCTAAGTCACGCCCGCCGCCCAATCGACTTGGTATTGTTCAATGCAACGACATTGAATTGTCATTGACGGGTCGGCGTTCAAACTGTCGTCGCCGGGAAACATCAATTGCGACGATCCCGCGTCGGTCAGAATAAACGGTTCGTCAAGCCCGATTGGATTTGCGCGCGTATCAGTTTCGGCTTGATCGTGTTCGGGACGGGTCTTTTTGTCGCCCGTTGCATCCCAAATCCTCTTGACGTCTTCGGCTTTCGCCGCGCCCATATCGACCGCTTGCAAATGCGCTTCGCGGTTCGATTGGCGCAATGCGTTCAAGCCTTCGGTTCGCCCGATCACTTCGCCCCGATATCGTAACGCGTTGTTCGCGTAACCGCCCGTTAATTTATTGACCTGATCGGCGGTCAACGGTTTGCCGGTCTTGATCGCTTCGCGAACCATCGCGTCGGCGGCTTTGTTCTTGACCCGAAGTTTGCGCGTAAAATAGCGCGGGTCAAGCGTTGTCAGATCGGTTCGAACATTGGCAACCCAACGTTCTTGATTGCGCGTCAACCCGATCACGCCGCCTTGACGTTGCCCGGTCTTGCGGTTCACGCGCCCGACGATATCCAACGCCATTGATTTAGGGTTGCGCCCGGCGGTAATACCATCGGCGACAATGTTGCGGATTGATGCTTTGATATGTTCGATTTCAGTTTGAACAAGCCGGGCAGATAGCGCCGCCGCCCATTGTTCCGCCCGCGTGTCGCGAACATCAAAGCGAAACGTTGCTGTCACGCCCGGCGTATGCGTCGCTAAACGCTTCGGAAACGTTTTGCCGACGGCAACCCCGCCCGCTTCAAAGGTGCGTTCTAGGGACGCGACAAGCGGGCGCATGGCGGCGGGCGTCAATCCCAAAGCCTGAAACGCCCGTTCGAAGTCGCGCGCCGTGATCGCTGCAACGACTTCGTTCAAAATTGCCGTGTCGGCGACGCCTTGCATTGACAACAAAAACATTCGCCGAACTTCGGGTTGCATTAGGTCGGCAAGATCAAGCAACGTTTTCTTTGGTTGTTTGCGCGCCATTGTTTAACGCCTCACGATCAAGATATTTGCGACAACCGTCCCGGCACCGGGCTTCGCTTCAATCGCTTCGATTTTGTATCGAACCCCGTCAATTTCAACGAAGTCTTTCAACGCGGGTGTCACACCGGTTTGAACCGCCGTTGTAACCTGTTTATCGGACGCGACCGCAAGACCGCTTGCGACATAACGATATTGAACGCCCCGCGCGACCGCCCCGGTTAGCGGAACCCATTCAATCGAACTTGCGCCGGGTTCATCCGCCGCGCCCGCGCCGCTTGTAACCGCGCCGTAGCGGATCGTTCCTTGATTGAATTCCGCCAACACGTCTTGCGCGACAACTTGCAGTTCATCATATAAACCCATAATTTTCCCCTTGACCTTATTCAAACGGTCAGATAAACCGTTCTTTGTTAAAACCCGTAACCCAATCGAAGGAATTTCGAACAATGGCCAAAAAACCCGCAACAACCGCCGCGCCCGTCGCTGCACCGACCACAACCGCCGCAACAACTTCGCGCGTCGCCCCGGTTCTTACCGGCGTGTCAACCGGCGTTCCTATGCCCGAACAAGTGACAACCCGGCGCGGTTCAAAGTCGCCGTATCCGTTCGACGCATTGACCGAAGTCGGCGCAAGCTTTGGGATCAAGAACAAGACGGCAAAAAACATGTTGTCGATTGTCAGTAACCAAAACCGCAAGAACCGCATCGCCAAGATTGACGAAAACGGCAACACGGTTTTCAAAATGACCGAAATGAAAGACGGCGACGGCAACGTCACAAAGGTGCCGACCGAAAAGCCCGAAATGGTCGCGACCAAATCTTTCTTCGCCGTTGACTGCGACCCGAAAACCGATCCCGACGGGGCGTCGGTGCGGATTTTCCGCAACGCGTGATCGTAAGTCGCGCGGGTTTCATTCCAGCGACTTAGCGCGACAAGCGCGACTTGCCCGGCATTCGAAAGTTTGCCGGGTTTTTTCATGTCAAAGGTATGCCGCACCGGAAAGCCCGCTAATGCTGTGAACCATCAATGTTGAAAGAATTTCGTCAACGATCTGGAAAGACGTTTGCAATTCGGACGCGTCGGCAAGCAAATTGTATTTGACCGCAACCGCACCGTCAACCGATACGCTTTCGAACTTGGGCGGGGAATAGTTCAACGCCAACGCGCCGGGCAAGATCAGTTCTTGCAAGGCCAATTCATAAGTCGCGCTTTCAACTTCGTCGGGCGTTTCGGTTGCCGCGATGCTATCGCCGTTGATATCATACGCGCCGTTTCGTGGCCATTCGTTCGCCTGATCTCGACCATCAACCTTGCAACCCGCGAACGCGCTTCGATAACGGTTGTCTAACGATGTTGAGGCAACCAACAACGCCGCGTCAATTTCGGTCGTGCTATACGCCGACACGTCGCGCCCGCGCGCGGTGTGATATGTCGTGAATGCCGCGTTTGTTCCGTATGTCATTCTTGAACCCTTTCAAATGCGAATGCCGCCGGGCGGTTAAACCTAGCGGCATTCTACACCGTCCCGTTCCGAATTGATATCGGTTTTACTGCGCGGCTTTGATCGCTTCCCATGCCGCCGCTTCGTCGGCATATCCGGTTTTCTGGAACCCTTCGACGTCGGTCCCGCTTTCGTTAACGACTTTGAACCGTTTGCCAGCCTTGGCAACGAACAATTTCGCCCCGGCGGCTTCGTTTCCGCCGGTTTCAGGGGCAACAGGGGCGACCGGGGCAGGGACGGGCGCAACAGGGGCTTCCCCCTCTTGTGCGGGCGTTTCTGCGACCGGCGTTGCCAGTTCATGAACGGCGGGGTCGAAGTCTTCGGCATTGATCACGACCGGCCCGTTGCCGGTCGCGATTGTCAGGGTTGGAAGTTTTCCCATTGGGTCAAATCCTTTTATCATGGGGTTTACCATAGTGTCAGGATTAAGCCGAACGGGCCAAAATTGCAATCTGATAATTGCAGATCGCCCCGGCGGAATTGGCAATACGAAGAATGTCGCCCGTGCCGCCCGTAACCGCGCCGATGCCCGCCGCGTCGCTTGCGCCGATGAATACAACGCCGCCCGGCTTGATCGGGCCAATGGTATGCGTTGCGCCCAAGACGCCAATCCAAGGATTTGTTCCCGCGCCGATGGTCAAGTCGGTTGTGTTGACGGTATCCGACAAATCCTTTGGACGGTTGACCACCATCAACGCGACGATTTCCGCCGCCGTGATCGTGTCGCCGAATGCGTCGGTTAGCGAACCCGACAAGTCAATGTCGTCGTTTGCACCGTCGGCAACCGCGCGTTCGGCGGCATATGCCAAATCAAATTGCCCGGCACCGGTTCCCGCGACTAGCGCAAGAGCGGCTTCGACGGTTGCTTTCCAAGTCGGTGTGGCATCTAGTGCCGCCGTGCCTTCGTCGTTGATGGTCATTGCGACCGACATTTGTGCGTTCTTGCCCATGATCGTTTTCCCTATCAGGTTTTCAAAACATTGTGCTTGCAATATGTCATTTTATGCCTAACGACGCAAGCAACCGTTAAACGACGTCATAAGTTCGGATTTCGTTGCGCGACCAATTGGGTTCGCCCGTGATCGTAAAGTGATCGACCCATGTCACGCCGTCGTCGGAATAACGCAAGATGAATGCGCGCGGCATCTGATCATAAAACGACGCGTCGTCGCGCGCTTGCATGGATATCTGCAACACCGCCGACGCCGTTGTTAGGTTCATGCCAACATAACAATCGGTGCTGGGTATCGTGTCTTTGTCGCAACCCCAATATGTATCCGTTGAATTATTGTCAAACGCTTGCGCGGCTTCGCGCGGCGGGCCACGATCTGCCCCGGCGATTGCCGTGCCGCCCGCGCCGTCGTTTGTCAGATCGGCACCGCCAAGGGTTGCGCGAAATTCAAGGTTGCGGATACCATACCAACCCGCATTTTGGGTTTCAGTACAAAGCAATGACCAATAATTTTTAACCGGGTTTGCCGGAACGGGTGGCGTCAAAAGCCGATTGAACCGCCCTATCGCGAACTTACCGCCGATAAATTTACCGCCAACCCATTTCATTGATCAAACCTCAATTGCCGCCGTGCCTTTGGACGCGCCGACAACCCAAAGCCGAACCGTGTCGGGCAGGGTCATTGCGCGCGATGTGAGGGGCGGCAAGGGGTGCGCTTGGTTGGGTAGAATGGTCGGGGCGGTATCGTCCGCCGTCGTCGCCCAACGCTGCATTCCGCCGCCGGTGTTGCTCAACATAATTTCAGTTTCGCCCGACGCCGTGTAACGTCCCGCCGCCGCCCAAAGTTTCCCAACCGTCAAAACTGTCGTCGTCATGATTTAAGCCCCTGTCAAATTTTTCCATATGACCGCCGCGACCGCGACAAAGATCGCGCCGACGAATGCCATTGTTCCATGACCCGCATAACGTCGCAGATCGCTTGCAAATCGAAGGTCGCGGCGAAAGTCTTCTATATCGCGCGGTTCGTTGATATCGACGCCAAGAATTGCAAAAGTCTTTTGAACTGCGATTGTTGCCGATGAATTCGCAAGTTGTTCAAGTTGTGTTTCGTCTAATGGTTTATTCATCCGGTTGACCGCCTCAACATGTTTTTTTTTGGTTGCTGATCGGCGGGCGCAACTGATCGCGCCCGCCGGTTTTTACATCGGGTTAGATTAACCCAAAAGCAACATACCATGTTCGGGCTTGACGGTCGCGTAACCCCAAGCAATCGACACTTCGGCCCTCATTTTCCGATACATCGGATAAATCGCGACTTCGAAGGCCATGCCCGACCGGGGATCAACCAACATACGCCGTTCGGTTGCAAGGTCGCCTTCGGGCGGCAATGCAGGGGCGCGCGCTACAAGGTGCAGCGCATTGGACGAAAACGCGGCGTTGCGGGTCGAAGCCGCAACAACCGTGATCGCGGTCGCCGACGTGGCGATTGCAACCCGAAGACCCGGCGCGGCAAGCGTGATCGTGCCACCGCCCGAAACATCGGCGTCACCGCTTGCAACAACATATTTGTTGCTGTCGCCCGCAAGGGTGATCACGTCACCGGCAAGGATCGTTCCCGTGCCAACGGCGGCAAGGGTCAAGACGGTATCGCCGATTGCATAACCGGCGTTGTCGGTCGTGGCGCTTGCGCCCGTGCCGCTTGCCGGTGTGATAACCTGCGCGCTTTCCTTGATCGACATGCCG